GGCATCTTCTTTGTCGCCATCATATTCAGTGCCGTATGTGCCTTTGTGAACAAAGCTGGTGGGCTTTTGTTTTTCGGGTTGTTTGAAATTTTTGTAGTCAAACGCATTGCCAGTACTGGCTTCTTCCATGTCTCGATCACGGCCACGCACGGCTTTCTTCATAGCGTCAGCTGCCACATCGCCTAGCATTTCGTCAACTGCTTTTTTGGCGCCAACAATCTTGTCAGCAAAAGTGATCTTGTTCACAGGAGGTGCTAGTTTAGCAAAGGCTTTTTGTTTAGGAGTCTGTGGCACGCCGCCCTCGGATGATTCTAATGCGTCAACAGCGTTTAATGCCATTCCTGTTCCAATTGCTTTTTTTATACCAGGTGCAATTGCACCACCAACTGCTCCGGCTACCTTACCAACTTTTTTAATCACATCCGTGATGCCTTCTTGTTTCAACGGATACTGTTTGTTGCCAACTCGGACTTTTTCACCAGGTTGGATACCATCTCGTTTGGCCTTGACTACTGCACCCGAAAATGCATTGCCTTCGTCTGTCATGCTTTCATCATACTTGTCATAGCGATTGCGAATCTTGTTCATGGTGCTGTCGCTGGCATTATCTCTTCCTGCTTTTTGCAGGGCCTTCATGCCTTGATCGCCATATTTCTTTTTGCCAAATGCAGCTTGCAATGCGGACTCGTCCATGCCAGCACTTTCACGTTCCATACGTGCATTAAAGTCATTGCTCTGGCGTTCTTTTTTGTCTTTGAGATGTTGCAAGGCTGCCTGAGCCTTGGCATCGCCAGCAGCAGCTTTCTTTCTAAGATTGGCTGCATGACTTGCGTCCAGACCTCTGCGATTTTCAGCACCAACACTGTTGGGATTGTACGCTTCTTCTACGCCTTTTTCTCCAAGAAAGCCCATGCCTTCTTTGGGGTGACGCAGTTTGTTCAACACAGCACCTGCCACACGCTTGCCTGCTTCTTCGCTGCCATAACGCTTGGCTGCACCTGCAGCAATCTTGTCAAAGTTCTTGCCTGGCTTGCCAATGTCTTTGCCAGCAGCAGCCTTCACAGCCGAGTAGTCGCCTGTTGATCGTTCGTTGAGAATCTGAGTCAGTGGACTGGCTTGCTCATTGAGTTGTTGAGTTTTAACTTCTGGTGTGGCACGGATGCTGTCAAGTTTTTTGTTTAGGTCGTAGAAAAATGTCATGGTTTATCCTCTTGTGTTGTAGCCAGTGGCTGGTCTAGGCTGACGTTTGATATTGGTCATTGGGCTAGTGTTGCCCTGTGGCAAATCATTTGTGGTTTTTGCAGGAGGAGTTCGACCACCAGCAATAGTAAAGTCACTGCGATATGCATTTTTCAACACTGCATGATCGTATGGGCCTGTAGAATAGTCCTTTGACAAGGCACGTTGTTCGGCATCAGGTGCAGGATAAGCAGTGTCCTTGATCAGGTCTTTGTTTTGTGCTTCAATATCTGTGATCTCTTTGTCAATGCTGTCCACGTATGGTTGTGTAAGCAGGCGGATTCTGTTGGGATTGAATCCCAACAACTGTGCCAGCTGTTGCACCTGCGGCTCGATAGCAGGGTATCTAAAGCTCACATCAACTGATGTTACCATTTCGTTTTCTGCACCAGGAAAGTCCTTGAGCAGGTGCTGTACTGGTGTGGTTTTTTTGTCTGACATTTTTGCAATGTCAAACTGCTTGAGCTTTTCTTTGAGCTCTCCGATAAAGCCTGACGGCACATCACCCAGAATTTTGATCCGGTAATTGTATGTGCGTTCGCTTTCGGAAAGATATTGATGAAATTTTTTCATATTAGGGTCCTATGTGATATTTAGCCTTTTTTGGCATTTGTGTTTCTGTCGCCCAGCAATCTATCCAGCAATTCGTTGCGAGTTATCACATGTCCTTGGCCCGACTGTGCCGGTGCAGTGTCTGAGTCTGCAATTTTTATATCTAGATTGGCTTTTTTCAACTGTAGATCAATCATTCGAAGTTTTTTGTTGAGCTTGGCTGTTTTGGCTGTGAGTGCATGGCCCAACATGGTGCCTGCAACACCAAAAATCTCAGCAGCAAATCTCGAATCCACCTGCATGCCCAAACTCATTAGTTCATCAAAGGTGTCCGTGGCTTTTTTGGCCAGATCATCCATCTCGGTGTCCGACGAGCTAAGGTCTCGAACACCGGGCAAGGCAGCGTCAATCTTGTCTATTGTGGTGTCAATTTCGATCATGGCAGCTTGAGTTTGTTCAGTGGTATACACCACTGTGTCGTCTGAGTCTGCACTAGTTGGCAAATCAAACAAGGCCTCAAGTTTTTTGTTGGTCGGAAGGGACATGACGTATTTAGCGGCAGTTGCGGCCGCTGATTCCAATCTGCATCAGTTGCTTACTTCTTGCCACCTTGATGGAAAATATCAGATTCTGTGATAACCCTGAAGGTTAGGCCGTTGCGTTTGGCCCATTTGGTGGCCTGATCCCATTTGGCATAGTTGATTGCCACAATAGCACGTTCCTTTGAATTCATTTTTTCTTCAATAATGCTTTGTTTTCTGGGCTTGATCTCCACCAGTTCTGCTCGGGTGGTGTTGTTTTTGGTGCGGTATGTGATTAGAAAATCTGGAATGTAGTTGTGCATTTTGCCATCTAACGGATGACGATACGGTATTACTACGCATTCTGATCCCCACTGCATGATGTTGTCGTTGTTGTCCAGGAATGTCATGAACACCTGTTCCCAACTGCTGCGATAGGTGGGGCTTTTGTTGCCCACATACTTGGCAGGATTCTTAGGTTGAAATACACCTTTTGCAAAGTTAGCCATGGCTGAATCCAGGCATCACGGCAGCACGTTTCTTGCTGTGTAGAAGTTGGGAGTCACTGATGCACCAAATCCCAGCAGGGTTGAGCTGCTTCTCATGTTGTTGAGATAGTAGGCCAGAGTCTGTGTGAGTTGTATCTGACCTTGACCTTCAAGATTTGCCAGAATATTCAGCACATTGGTTCTAGTTTCGGCAGCAATTCTAAACAACGACACTGTGAAATTGCCCGCAGCCTGGTCAGTGGTAAACACTGATCTTAAAAAACTGTACACAACATCGTATTCTTCCACAGCAACAAACTGTTCGTAGCTGTAGAATTGGTCAAAGATTCTTACTGTGAGATCTACATTGGTATTGACGGAATTGACTGTGTCGCCCATGATCAAGATTGTCCTGGTGATCTTGGAAACACAAACCCACCGTTGCCACCAGGCTGTTGACGGACCGCTGCGGGAATACTGTTTCTCAATACGTCTTTGAGAGCAAGATTGGCTTCTTCATTCACAATAGATCGTAGATTGGCGCCTTTGAATGTGTTGTAGGCTGTGCCTGCTGTTTGTATAGCACCAATCACACCTGCCACACCGCCACTCTGTAGATCTTGCACAATGCCAATGCCAGCATCTAGAAGGCCACCTTGACCCAGCACTGTGCTGGTACTGCCGGGTCTAGATATGCTTGATCGTATGTTGTCATAGTAGGCAGGATCAGCAAATCCTCTCACATTGGTATCAGGACGAACTCTGCCAATGGCGCCTGAATAATATTTCACAGTTTCGTACTGTATGCTCATGGTATTTTGCATGACTCCTGCGCCTTCGCTGTAGTTGTAGGTGTCATGTGCCCATGACTGTATCAGCGGATTGATCAGCACATAGCTGACCCATTTGTGTTGATCCATGCCGTAGATGGTGATATCTTTGAAAAAGGGAGGCTTGCCAGAACTTTGATCACCGCCTGAACCAACACCGCCACTGCCCGAGTTGCTTTGATCATAGCCTTCGCCAATGAAACCCCAGTCGTTGACAGGACGGTCGTTGGCATAGATATCGCGATTGTTGTAGCTGAATCCTGGTAGGCTTTGAATTGCACCAATGCTACCATTTTGATTGCTGGCTCCACCATACTGTTGATTGGGATCTTTGTAGTAGTAGGCATAGTAGTTGTACCACATGCTTCGAGTCAGGTCGCCACCATCATCATGGAAGGTCACTTGTACAGGATCGTAGTTGACTTTTTTCTGAATCAGGCGTTTGCGATTGTACTGGTTCAGTACCTCTGTGTCCATTTTAAATTTTGGCAGTTCCACAGTCTTGACCATGAGGCCAATTGTGCTTTTTTCAGTCTCTGAGAACACTGCCTGCAATGGACGAACTTCAGACGTGTTGATATTGAAGTAGCAGTGGAACAAGAACTTGTTCCGTGGTGCATACTCATATCCATTGGTGCGAAAGGTCTTGGAAGCGTGGGCATAGTCTTTGAGACCTTGCCCACCAAAAAAGCCTTTGAGGAAATCCTGGCCAAAAGCCATAGTTGATTATCCTGTTATTACGTCGTTGACAGTTCTAGCAATTGACGATCCAACACCTGTGCCGTTGGGTGTTTGATTGGCGTTGTCGTACATCATGCTCATGGCAATTGTTGCTGGTGCGCTTTCAGAATAGGCCATGTTGCCATAGTCCACACTCTTCAGATAGCAACCATACAATTCCCATGTTTCCAACACAACCGGTGCGGCTCCGCCATTGCCACCGTCAAGCACTTCAAAGCGTGTGGTAAACTTGTAGTCAATACCAGAAGCAGCCGAGGCCATTTCCAGAAAGTCCATCTGCTTCTGTAGCTGTTCGCCTACCAGTCTGCTGACAGCACCCGACGCATCATCACGTAGATTACATGTGACCTCGGCCCATTTGCCCTTGCCTGCCAGATGCAATGTGCTGTTGTAGATTGGTATCTCAATGTCATCAAACGTCATGGTAGGTCTTTTGAAGTCTATTACCTGCTTGGTCAATTCTGTTCGTGGTGTACTGATACCAAAGTTTTCAAATATTACTCGAAAGCGATATTTGAGTTTGGGCATGAGCAGGCCTTGGTTGCTCGCGCTTTGATCGCTTGCCAAGGGCACTGTCATTCGTGTTAATGATGCAACGGCCATATTTGTAATCTCCTATGCAGTTATTTACCTCAGTTGAGGCCAAAAAAAATGGGGTGTTGCCACCCCATTTACTAGTCTAACGATATGTTAAACAGTGGTTGCTGTGGCCACAGAGCCTGCAGCAATTTCACCTGAGTTCTTGAGACGCAGAGGAATGTAGATAAATTCCACAGATTTCACAGGTTCGATAGCAATGTCAACCCAGAGCTCGTTGGCATCAATTCTAGCAGGTGTGTTGTTGGAATCATCACACACCACCAAGAAATCATAGATACCACGCTTGGCCACTAGGTCAATACACAGGCTGTTGATAGCGTTGGCTATTTCGTTTCTGGTGATTTGATCGTTGGGTTCAAACAAGAACTGCTTACCAATTTCTTCCAATCTACCACGCATGAATGAAACCAGTCGAGCCACGTTGATCCGATCCAGAGCAGATGCCTGGCCATAAATGGTCTTGTTACCAAAGTTAGTAATACCAACACCCGGAATAAACGTGATTGGATTGATGCGGTTCAAGTATTCAACATCACGTAGGCCTTGATTGTTGCCAATGGTCACAAACTCTCCAGTTTGACTGTTGATGTAACCAATAGTGGCTGCATTGTCAATCACGCCGCGACGTGTACCAGCAGGTGCCAACCATGGATAGCTCACTTCGTCGCTGCGGATAATTGTGCGTACCATCATATGACTAGGTGCTGTCACAACTGTGCTTCCGCCCAGGTCTGTGGTCTGGCAGCTGGGATAGAACACAGCAGCATAAGGCGTACTGGTGGTCAGGCCGTCGCTGGCAAATGTACCAAGACCGCTGTTGTTTGTGGCCCAGGCCACCAGTTCAGTACCACTAGCACCCAGGCGCATGGGAGTGTCACCCACAACAAAGCAGGTGTTGTTGCGCTCATTGCTGAGAGCAGACATATTGATAATCAATTCAGGATATGCTGTACATGCCAAGAGATTAAACACAGCTTGTTCTTCACGAATTGTGATACTGGTGTCAATACCCGACTTGAGTGCTGCCACAACCAATGCACGTTGTGCCAGACGACCCATGTTGGGTGCTCCATCTGCTCTATTGCCAGATGCTGTGACCCAAGAATTGGTTACCAACAGATCCCAGTACGCAGTCTGGGTGGCAGGATTCTGATTGGTACTGGCTTGACTGGCCACATACAACACTGCATTGTACAACACTGCATCGCCTGCTGCATAGCTGGTGCTGTTGCTCCAGGTGTTGTAGCTGAAATCAGCAGCATTGAAATAATTGACCTGGAAGCTCTTGACATTGAATCCAGAACGACGTGTGTTGAACAACAACATGCCTGTGGGATACAGTGCAGAATCGGGTGCATCAACGTCTAGATAATTGCTGGTCAACAGGCTGACAATTGTGGGCAGATTACCTGTGATTGGATCCACAGTACCTGTGGGGCTCCAACGAGCATCTGCAAACAACACACCATTTTCAGTGGTTTGGTCAGTGTTGTCAATCAGGACCCATTGATCCACACCTTCAACATTTTGCCAACGTTTGATCACAGGATAAATTTCAAGATCACTTGTGTCAATCCAGAGATCACCATACACCAACGCAGTGGCATCACTTTGTGTGGTGGGTGCTGTGGCAGCAATTTGTGGGCCGGCTGGATCAGTTAGAGAAAGATTGTCGCCACGAACATCATTGGTTTCGTTTTGGTATCCAACCCATCCTGTTCCACTCTGAATCATGATATCAACTTGGCTGGTGGTAGAATAATACCAGTAACGGCCATCAGCTGGGTCCTGATCCGGAGCAGTTGGGCTGGCAGTGTAATCCAGTGCTTCCCATGCACTAAGCAACAGAGTAACTTCGTTGTTTGTGACAGCACTGCGGCAACCAGTGGTGGAAGTGGTAAAACCAGCGCCACTTAAGGCAGTACCAGCGCCCACATCGTCCAGTACAATTACGCCGCCGATACTTTGTGTAAACACAATGGCACCGGTTGAATCTAATGCTGCGCTAACACCCGGAACTCCGGCAGAACTTACCGCAGTGATAAATGCAGCGGCAGTGGTTCCTCCAATGGTAGCAGTCACAGCGGTAGTCAAACTGGTTGAGTTTGCCACAGATGTTTGAATAGTAAATTGATTTTC